ATGAAGGATCGCTTTAATAAGCTGCGCGATGAGTTGTTTTGGAGCGCCCGCGAGTGGTTTGAGGCGCGTGACTGCCACATGCCGCAGGACGACACGCTGATCTCGGAGATCACCGGCATTCGGTATAAATACCTTAGCACTGGCAAGCTGAAGGTTGAGAGCAAGGACGAGATGAAGAAGCGCGGCCAGAGATCGCCCGACGTGGCTGACGCTTTTGTGTTGAGCTTCGCCGGCGCAGGGGCGGTTGCTGGAGGCTGGTCAAGGGGTTATAATAGCAATCGCACATTGAACCCCTCGACGAATTGGATTGTTTAGATGGTGGACCTTTATCGCGGATATGACGAGGGGCTTTTAACCGAAGAGCCGACTCGCTTTTCTGATTATGTCGCGTCCGCCTCATCTGACCCGTTGATGGACTCGCTTTTGGGTCTTGGCCCATACAAAAACAGCGGGGTAATCCTTCCAATCGCCAGAACCCCGCAGGGTGAGGCGGTGCCATCGTTCCCTGCGCCCGTTCAGGCCGCCGCGCGGACTGTGGCCCGCGCTATGGGCGGCCTGCCACTTGACATTGACCCGGAGACCGGCCTGCCCACCGAAGAGGTGTTGATGGACGCCTTTGACCTTTCTGGCGCTGTCACAGGGCTTGGGCTGCTTGCGTCTCGACCCGCTGGCTCGCTTGGTATGGGCGGCCTTGAGGACATGCCCTTGTATGGGCAGATCGCCAAGGGCAACATCGGGAGCAAGGAAATGGCGCCGGCAGAAGAAGCGCTGTACCGCGCTGGTGCCGCCCTACAGCTTCCAAGAGAGAGCGGCGAGGGGCTTTTGCTGCCGCAGCGCGCTTATGAGCTTGGCGCCGCGCAGGCGGGCGTTTTAGATGAGGGCATTGCTGTAGACCCCGGCTTTCAGAACATTGTGGCGCCTTTTGTGCGCGGCGAAGATACCGACACGATTATTCGTGACCTCGGCACCGTTATGAAAAGCCCCACGGTTAGCCTTCAAAACCTTATTGGCGAAACCGCAAAGCTGATGCCCGGCGACATGACAATGGCCGGCAAAGAGATCACGCACGTTATGGGCGTGAAGCTCAAGAACCCGGTCAGGATGCAGGGCGGCAAGGACTTCCCCGCCGAAAAGCTGTCGCGTGAGCTTGGCCTTGTCTGGGCGTCTGATCCTTCTGTTATATCTGGATACGCCAAACAGGCCCGCGAAAACCCCGGCCTTTTGGGCATTTATAGTGCTATGGGCGCTAGATCGGGCGATTTCTCGCATCATGTGACTGATGTAATTATTGACATGACAAAACAAGCTGATTGGATACCAAAAAAACAAATTGATCGACTTGATGAGGAGATCAGGGCGTTCAAGAAGAAAAACAAAAAAACTGGAGAGGTAACTCAGCCATATAAAGATTTCCCCGGCGTCCTTAGCCCGAAAGTCGAAAAATATTTGTACTCTGATGGCAAAGGCGGAGCGCGAAAACTTCTTGCTGACACAATGGAAAAAGCAACCTATCGAGATAAAGGGTTCCCAGACCTTTCGGCGATCAGAACTGTCGTTGCTGACCCGGAAATGCGTTACCGCGTCAACGATCCTTCGGCAATGCTGGCCCCTACTGGCGGCAGGATTGTTCGTTTTGATGAAGCGCCTATGACGCCAACGGTTGCCAAATCTGGGGGGAACATGCCAGCGTTCCACAAGACGTACCGCCAAGCAATCAGCGGCGAAGATTTGGGCGCCCTTGAGATGCCTGTGCCGCGTAGCTTGATATTCCCTGAGTTTTTCGCCAGACGCAGGGCTGAGGGCAAGGAAATGTCATCTGACCGCCGCAGCGCCGAGATCAGCAATGTCCTCCAGCGCATAACCCCAGAAATCGCAACTGACGTTGATGTGTTCCAAGATATGTATCGTCGCGGCTTGCTAGGAGAAGGCATCCTCTAATGGCCCCAAGCGCACCTAAAGACCCCCGCCTAGCGAAATATGGCGTTAAGGGTTACAATATGCCCAAGCGCACACCCAACCACCCGACCAAGTCGCATGTGGTTGTGGCGAAGGTGGGCGACACGGTCAAGGTCATTCGCTTTGGCCAGCAGGGCGTAAAGACAAATCAGACGGTTGGCCAGCGCAAGGCGTTTGAGAGCCGTCACCGCAAGAACATAGCCAAGGGCAAGCTGTCTGCGGCGTATTGGGCGGCGAAGGTCAAGTGGAACCCACAAAAGACCAAGTCACCGTCGAAGAAGTGGAAGAAGGGATCGTAATGGCCGCAGGACTTCACTATTTCAGAGATGGTAAGAAATATCGCGGTGCGATACACAAGCACAATGATGGCGTCATAATGACCGGCGCGCGCATGACGCCAAAAAGCAAGCGCGTCTATCATTTTGGCGATTTGTCCGAAACAGCAAAGAAGAAAGCGAGAAAGAAAAATGCCGGGTAAACACTACGGAAAAGGTAGGGGCGGGAAGAAAAAGTAATGTCGAGGCGCTTTCCCAATGTTCCGAAAGACAAAAAGACGGGCCTTCCGAAGAAGTATCTTCAGGGCGCTAAGTCTAAAACACGCAAGGCGGCTGAGATCAAAAAAACTGCTAAAGCGTACAAGGAAGGCAAGAAGATAGACGTGAGGGCCGTCAGCAGGTCCAGAGCAAAGCAGGGGAGACGAGGCCGTGTCTAAAGCAAAACCGCTATCCGAGGCGACAAAGAAAACGCTCCGCTCCAAGGCGGAGAAGAGCAAATTTACATATGGCGAACTCGCCAGCGTCTACCGGCGCGGTCAGGGCGCCTACCTATCGAGCGGCTCCAGAAACGTGCCAATGGCGGCGTGGGCGATGGGCCGGGTTAACAGTTACATGCGGGGCGACAAGGCGCGCACCGCCGACAAAGACATCTATAAGAAAGCAAGAGGCAAGAAATGATTGTTTGTGATGACTGCCCGTATCGCGGGCGCTGCGAGAATATGGGGCGCTGCATACAGGGCAAGAACGCCCACATTGCGGCTGAGACCATTGTCCCGCCCGTTCTGGACATTAACACCACCAAAGGCCCGGCCAAGACTGCCAAGCCTGAGAAATCCTCAACCCTCAAGAAACTAGCCAAGAAGGTGAAAAAGTAATGTACGGCAACAAGAAAAAAGTCACCCCGCCTATGCCTAAGCCGCGCCGTGGCACAATGAACGAGATGATGGGCAGCGGCATGATCATGCGCGCAGCACCCGTCACTCCACCGGCCCGCTCACCGCGTCGCCGCAAGTCACCCGGCCACAACACCACGCTAGGCAAATACGCAAAATAGAGGGCATTATGGCCGACAAAATGGACGACTACCAGCTATCGAGCATTGTCTCCTCAGAGATCGAGGACTCGCTCAACCACTTCGACAGCGAGTACACGCAAGAGCGTCTGCGCGCTATCGACTTTTACCTCGGCGAGCCTCTGGGTAACGAGCAGGCTGGAAAGTCATCCGTTGTTGACACTACCTTTGCGGATACGGTGGAGCAGATCATGCCATCGCTGATGCGGGTGTTCACGGCCAATGATCAGTATGTGCGCTTCGCACCGCGCACCGCCGAGGACGTTAAGGGTGCGGAGCAGGCCACAGATATGGCCAACTTCGTCATCAATCACGACAACCCCGGCTACCGCCTGATGCACGATTGGTTCAAGGACGGGCTGATGTTCCGCCTCGGCGTCGTCAAGTATTTCTGGGACGAGACGGAAGATGTCACCGAAGAGGAATACAACGGGCTGAACGAGGACGAGCTTGTGATGCTGCTCAACGATCCCGACGTTGAGGTTGTTTCGCAGGAAGAAACCGTGACCGAGACGATGATGGCTGATGACGGCATGATGGTGCCGCTCGCCAGCAGCTACGACCTCAGCGTCAAAGTGACGCGGCGCTCCGGCAAGATCAAAGTCATTAACGTGCCGCCAGAGGAGTTTCTTGTTTCTCGCCGGGCCGAGAGCCTTGAGGAGGCGCACTTCGTCGCGCACCGCACGACGATGACTGTGTCCGACCTTGTCGCTATGGGATACGATCAGGACGAGATCGAGGCGCATGCCGGCTCCGGCGAGCTTGACGTTGACCGCGAGCGCACCAGCCGTTTCCAAGACCTAGAGGCAGCGACAGGCACCGACGCAGCCGACCCGGCGCTGCGCGAGGTTCTCTATTACGAGTGCATCATGAACGTGGACTTCGACGGCGACGGCATTGCCGAGCGTCGCCGCATCTGCGCCATCGGTGATGGCGGCTCACATATCCTGCACAATGAGCCTTTCGATCACATCCCGTTTGCTGTTGTCACGCCGATCCTGATGCCGCACCGGCTTGTGGGTCGCTCGATCTATGACATGACCGAAGATTTGCAGGTCATCAAGACCACGCTGATGCGTCAGTATCTGGACAGCGTCTACTCGTCCAGTATGCCGCGCGTGGCTGCCGTCGAGGGACAGGTGAACCTCGATGATCTGCTTTCGGCATCTCCGGGCGGGGTGATCCGTGTTCGCCAGCCGGGCATGTTGCAGTCAATCACTGGCGCGCCTGTCGGCAACGAAGTGCGCCCGCTGATGGATTATGTGGACGGCATAAAAGAGAGCCGCACCGGCATCTCAGCCGCGTCGCAGGGTCTATCGCCTGACGCCTTGCAGTCAACCACCGCGTCGGCTGTTGCCGCCACGGTTCGCGGCGCGCAGGTCAAGCTGGAGAGCATCGCCAGAACCTACGCCGAAACCGGCGTCAAGCAACTGTTCAAGGGCATCCTGCACCTGCTGACCAAATACGACAGCAAGCCCCGCACAGTGCGCCTGCGTAACAGCTTCGTTCCGATCAACCCGGCGGAGTGGGACAGC